GGATCAGCTGGAGTAGCCGAAATTGCTACATCTAGCGTTACATTTACTGTAAACTCTGGAATCACAGTATCGCCATCAGTGGCGTTCTAATTAAGGAGTAACAATGGCAAAGCTAAAGATTACTAGGGCTACTGGTGAAGTCACAGAGCACAAAATAACACCAGGAATTGAATATAGCTTTGAGTTGAAGTGGGGCGCAGGTATTAGCAAGATCTTGCGTGAGCATGAACAGCAAACCCATATTTTTTGGTTAGCTTGGGAGTGCTTGCGCAAGTCTGGTGCACAAGTACCTGTATTTGGAGTTGAGTTTATAGACAGCCTAGAAACTGTCGAGGTATTAGACGAAGAAAAAAAATAACACAGCGGGATTCTATCCTTTACGGCATCGCACAGATGGCTATAGAAACTGGGATTCCGCCTAGCGAGTTTATTAATATGGACTCGGAAATGTATCAAGCAATGGTTAAAGTATTGGTTGATAGAGCTAAGGAGATTAAAAATGCCAGCCGAGGTCGTAGGCGTTAAAGAGGTCATGAAAGGCCTTAGCTTTATCGATGAAGATCTTTATGCTCGCATTAAAACTGCTATTAATCCATTAATGCGCCAGGTAGAAGCTACCGCTAAAGGTTATGTACCTGCTAATACAGAGGTACTATCTGGCTGGTCTAAACCAATATCATCAAGTATAGATTATCGACCATTTCCAAAGTATGATGCCAATAATGTAAAAGGTGGTATAGGTTACAAAGAAGGTCAGAACAGAAGATTCAAAAATGGTTTTCAAGTTGAAAATTACGTATATAACATTAGTGCGGCTGGCCGTATTTATGAAACTGCAGGCCGATTAAACCCACAAGGTAGAGCTCCATTTACATCTATTAATCCTGGTGGTGGCACAATGGCATTTAAGCAGGCTGGTACTGCTAGACGTAAGAGCAGATCTACAGCTAGATACGATTCTAATAATCCATTTGCAGGATACCAGTTTGTTACTGACTTACCAGAACTTACTAAACAGCCAAAGATTAAAGATGTTAGAAGTGCTGGTCGCAAAGGATCAGGCCGATTAATTTACAAGGCTTGGGCTAAAGATAGCCCTGCAATTTACGATGCTATTTTGAATGCAATTAAAGCGGGCGCTGATTATTTTAATAACACTACTGAAATGAAGAAGGTGGCATAGTGGCCAATGTAGTCGTATCCGCACTCGCTACCTGGAATGGTAAGGCGCTTAAAAAAGCGCAGCAAGATGTAAACGTATTTGAAAAACGTGTAAAAAGTTTTGCACGTACCTTTGGCGTTGCATTTAGTGGCGCTGCATTAGTGGCATTTAGCAAAAAAGCCGTTAAAGCATTTGCCGAAGATGAAGCCGCAGCCAAATCATTACAATTGCAACTAGAAAATACTGGCAATGCATTTAGAGTCACAGAGGTAGAAGATTACATAAAGGGCTTAGAAAAAACATACGCAATACTTACAGACTTACGCAAACCATTTCAAACATTCTTAAACCTTACTAGATCAGTTGGGCTATCACAGCGCACACTAGAGGCTGCATTAAATATAAGTGCTGGTACTGGACAAAGTTTAGAAACTGTTGTAGGTGCACTAGCAGCTGGTATTAGAGGTCAAATGAGATCTCTGTCTGCACTTAACACAGGCATAGATGCAAACATAATTAAATCTGGCGACATGAATAAGATCATGACAGAGCTTGAAAAGAAATTTTCAGGTCAAGCATCGGCTAGATTAGATACTTACTCTGGCAAGATGGATGCGCTAAAAAAGAGTTCAGATGAGGCTACTAAGGCTATAGGCGCAGGGTTAGTAGATGCCTTAACTATTCTAAGTAAAGACAAGTCTATCGAAAACCTTTCAGACAATTTTGAAAACTTAGGCAACAATATAGCGTTTGCAATTAGAGAATTGGCTAAATTAGTAAGTGGCTTTAATGACCTGGTAAGTAACCCATCTTTTAAGGCTGGTCTATTGGCTTTGGCTATAGCCAGTAAAAGCCCTAAAGCTGTTGCAGCAGCCTTTGCCATTATTGGTGGTAGTGCTGCGGCAGGTGTAGCCACTAGAGATTTTGGTGGTAGAGAATTACCAGATAATGCAAAGCGCAGTGCATCAAGAATTGAACTTAAGTCTATTAAAGATAGTACAAAATTTAGAAAACTTGAAAACGAACAATTAAAGAAAAAGACTGCGGTAGATGAACTATCTGCTAAGTTTGATGTTGAGCGTATAGGATTTCAAAAAGCACTTAATGAAGCCACAGATGGCGAAATAAAATTACGTTTGAGAGCACAGTTAGCCATATTAGATAATAACGAAGCATTAGCCAAAAAGATATTAGCCGAGTTAGCGGCAGCGGAAGCGGCTAAGAAATTAGCAGCATCATATGATACAGCTTTAGATTCTATTAGAGCTTTAATTAGTCGCATAAATGCATTTATTTTGTCACAAGGTGGAAAACTTGGTGATGTTGGCGGTGGCGGTGACCGTGGCGGTGGCGGTGCAATTACTTATGATACTGCTTTGTCAGTGGCTAGAGCTACAAATACCAGAATAGAAAATTTTTTAGATCAGTTTACTTCACCATCTGGCAGCGCTACATCTTTTATTGGCATGCCACCAATTAGCGATTTTGATGAGGCTGGTAGATATGTAGGTACTCCATTTGGCCAAGCAGGTGGTAATACATTAAACATAACTGTAGATACTTCACAGACAGGCGATAGATTTGCTCAACTCATAGCTGAGAGTATCCAAGTAGCCACTAAGTCTGGCATATCGTATGGCATCGCTGGCGGTTTGTAATGGCAGTACCTGTAGTCAATGCTTTCATAAACTTTAGCACTGGGCCATCATTCGCCCAGGCTATGATTTTAGACCAAGGCATATTAGACACAAATATATTAGGCGATAGTGCATCAATTATTGTAGATGTATCAAATCAAATAAATAGAATTGAAACTAAGCGAGGCCGTAACGCTTTAATAGATCAATTTCAAACTGGCACACTTACCTTACGCATAGTAGATCAAAATGGCGATTTTAACCCACAGAATCCATCTAGCCCATACTTTACATTTTTGACACCTATGAAGAAGGTGCAGATAACTGCTACATATAACAGCGTTACTTATCCTATATTCTCAGGATTTATTACAAGCTATGTCACTACCTATCCTAGAGAAGCCGAAGATGTAGCGTATACAACTATACAAGCTGTAGATGCTTTTAGACTTGCTTACAATGCCCAGATAAGCACTGTTACAGGTGCTACTGCTGGTGATCTATCAGGCACACGTATTAACCAGATATTAGATGAAATTGACTGGCCAGCGACTATGCGTGATGTCGATGCGGGTTTAACTACATTACAAGCAGACCCAGGCACAAATAGAACTGCACTACAGGCCATGACTATAGTGTCAGAGTCAGAGTATGGCGCACTATATGTAGATGAAAGCGGATCGTTTGTATTTCAAGATAGAGCAGTCACAGCTGGTTCTATTGGTGCTACACCTACAGTATTTAATGATAATGGCACAGGTATACCATATGCCGATGCTCAGTGGATATTAAACGATGTGCTTATATTCAATAAGGCTACAATAACTAGAGCTGGTGGATCACCACAGGTAGCATTTAACCAAGCATCAATAGACAAATACTTTTTGCATAGTTACTTCTTAGACAATCTGCTTATGCAATCAGATGCCGTAGCTCTAGATTATGCCCAAGCCTATGTAGCTAGTAGGCAAGAAACCTCGATACGAGTGGACAATATAACCCTGGATTTATATACGCCTAACTACAACAACGGAGTAATAGCAGCTCTTAACCTTGATTTTTTTGACCCAATCACAGTGACCACTACCCAGCCAGGCGGTAGCACTATTAGCAAAACCTTACAGATTTTTGGGGTTGCCATGAATATAACCCCGAATAGTTGGCGCACCACGTTCACGACATTAGAGCCCGTTATAGATGCATTTATCCTAAATAGTAGCATTTATGGCACTTTAGACTATAATGTCCTAAGTTACTAAGGAGTAGAGATGGCAGCAGGTTTAGGGTTTAAGGATTTTGTTACAGGCGAGGTATTAACCGCAGCCGATGTAGATGGCTATTTAATGCAAGGCGTGTGGGTGTTTGCCAGTGCCACAGCTAGAGATGCAGCCGTTACATCACCACAAGAAGGTAACTTTGCATACCTTAAAGATACAAACGTTACAACTTATTACACTGGATCAGCGTGGGCTAATTTAGATACAACTGGTATGACTAATCCAATGACTACTACAGGCGATACTATTTACTCATCTAGTGGATCAACACCTGCCCGCCTCGGAATTGGTACGGCTGGACAGGTCTTGCAAGTAAATTCTGGAGCGACAGCTCCTGAGTGGGCTACGCCTGCAAGCGGTGGTGGTATAACTCTAATTACTGAAACTGTTGCAAGTGGCGTAACTGCAATTGATTATACAGGTATTAGCGGTTCTTACAAAAATCTAATTTTAGAATGGCACGGGTTATATCACTCAACCACTACTACGGGATTTGGTTTAAGATTTAATGCCAATAGTGCTTCTAATTACAAAAACCGAAAAGGATTTATACAAAGTACATCAGCAAATGCACAAACAGCAACAGAAACCGAGGCTGGTTCTGAAGCATTGGGATATAATACCAATTTGACTGATTTACAAAAAACTAATGCTGGAGTATTAACAATATACAATTATGCTTCTAGTACTAAATTAAAACATTATACGATTTCGTATGCTTATATTAACACATCATCGGTGGTCACTTATTTTAACATTGAAGGTACTTATGACAGTACATCACCTATAACACAAATAAACATTTTTCGTATTACTGGTTCAGCCACCTTAAGTAACGCAACAAATACCTCTATCAGATTGTATGGTGTATCCTAATGACTAAACTAATTATTAATGCAGAAACAGGCGAAACAGTTGAGCGTGAACTAAGCGCAGAGGAAATAGCGCAACAAGAAATTGATGAGGCCAATTACTTAGCATCCAAAGCAATAGCAGATGCGGAAGCCGAAGCAAAGGCGCAAGCCAAAGCAACAGCCGAAAGTAAGTTAGCCGCACTTGGTTTAACTACTGATGATCTACGTGCTTTAGGTTTATAGCCACTAAATGAAGCCTTGGCTTTGTGCAGCTGGTGTCCAGTTAAGGGAACAAATTGATACCTGGTATCCAGATCGCCGCTCTACCAGTGATGGGTGGATTGGTGATGCTCGTCATAGCGCCACCAAATCGGATCATAATCCAGACAAATCTGGGTGTGTCAGAGCCATTGATGTGGATTCTCGCCTGGATTCATCCGAAGGGATCTCAATATATTTGGCTGACCAGATCAGAAAATGTGCGAAAACCGATAAGCGTATATCTTACGTAATCCATAATGGCATGATTGCTAGCAGGATACTTA